ATTAATTATTTTTGGCGACGGTACATTTGACAAGTTATATTCTGTATATCCAGATTATAACGCCCTAAATAACGCCCTGGAACAAGCGTCAATCATGTTGCATGACAAGTTGGAAGAAGTTGCTGAGCAACACAAAACGGTGGTGAAAGAGCGTGCTAGTCACTATTTAAACAAAGGGAAAGCTCCTCAAAATAAGAACAACAAGAAACACAAAAAGAATAAAAAGAAATAGCTAGGTAAAAAATTATGTCTATGAAATTAAATGATGCTTTAATCACAAATTTTTCTATTGCTGATAAGGAGTATGACATAGACCTGTCTTTTAATAAGGTTCTGGATGTCTTTGAAATCTTGAAAGAGGAGGAAATGACGCATCTAGAACAAGCTCAGTTGATTGTCCATTTGCTAACTGGCCAAGAATTATACGACATCAAAGAGGTTGTGGATTGTTGGATTTACATAAAAGAGCATTTTTTAGAAATCGAAAAAGAAACGGTTCAGTATGATTTGTTAGGTAATCCAATGCCAAAGGCAAAAGATGAAGAAGAACAAGAAAAATTGATTGATTTTGAACAAGATGCAGAATACATTTACGCTAGTTTTTTGCAAGCTTATGGCATCAATCTTTTGAAAGTTCAAAATAAGTTGACATGGACAGAATTTAAGGCGCTTTTGAACGCTTTACCGGACAACACAATCATGCAACAGATTATAGAAATCCGAGCATGGAAACCAGAATATGGTGGGGATAAGAATAAAATGCGAAAATTACAAGCTAAATATAGTTTAGGAAAGGAGGGAGAAGATAATGGCTGATGGAAAAGTTACCATCGTTGTAGACGTTGATGGCAATAAAGTCAAGGTTCTAAACGATGAGTTAGATAAAACGGCACAGAAAGGTGATAGAGGGAGTAGCTCCCTAAAGAAATTTGCGGTAGGTAGTGCAGTTTTCCAACTTGCCGCTAAAGGCGCTGAACTTTTGGGAGAGGCTTTAGGAGGCGCTATTCAGCGTTTTGATACCCTTGAAAGTTATCCACGAGTGATGAAAGCAATGGGACACAGTACCGAGGATGTAACACGATCAACTAAAAAGCTTGCTAATGGGATTGAGGGTTTGCCTACGACTTTGAACGAAGTAGTTGGTACAGCTCAACGCCTTACCTCGATTACTGGAGATATAAACAAATCAACAGATTTAACACTTGCTCTTAATAATGCCTTTCTTGCCTCTGGGTCGTCTAGTACTGATGCAAGCCGTGGTTTACAACAGTTCAGTCAGATGTTATCAGCTGGTAAGGTTGACATGCAAAGTTGGAAAACGTTGCAGGAAACCATGCCCTATGCTTTGCAAAAGACAGCTGAGTCATTCGGTTTTGCAGGGCAATCTGCTCAGAATGATTTCTATTCTGCATTAAAAGATGGACGTATCACTTTCGACCAATTTTCAAGCAAATTGGTTGAGTTGAATGGTGGTGTTGGTGGTTTCGCTGAGCTTGCAAAATCTAATAGCAAAGGAATTCAGACATCTTTTGGGAACTTAAAAAATGCGGTTGTTAAGGGAGTAGCTAACACAATCAAAGCCCTTGATGACTTGACAAAGGCAGCAACAGGAAAAACAATTGCTGAAAACTTTGATGCATTGAAAGTAATCATCAACGCTGCTTTTGGTGTGATTGTCAATATTATTAAAGCTAGTACGCCTGTTTTTCAGACTTTGTTTAGTATTTTGGGTACTGGAGTTTCTGTAATCTCATTTTTGACACCGGCTATTATCGGTTTAGTTGCTGCTTTGGTAACTATGCGTGTCGCTAATGACACCATAACTACAACCAAAAACTTAATAAATGCCTGGCAAACATTCAAAACAACAGCGACAGGAGCGGTTCAAATCATCAATCTAATGACCGCTGCGCAGGCTACTTGTGGTTCGGTAACAAAAGCTCAAATGGTCGCTAACTTGGCCAATAATGGAGCTTTAACAGCGTCTAATTTGCTTTATGGGGTTCTAACTGATTCTATCAGCTTACAGACTGCTGCTACTATTGCTGCGACTGCTGCAACTACCGCATTTAAAGCAGCACTGACCGCTTTAACTGGCCCTGTTGGTTGGGTAATTGGTGCTATCGGTTTACTGGTCGGCGCTGGTGTTGCTTTGTGGCAATGGCTAACTGCTGAGAGCGAGGAAACAAAACGCCTTAAATCGGAACAAGAGGAGTTAGTTAAGAGTACGGATCAATTAACGGATTCTGTTAAACAAAGTGCACAAGAACGTCAAAAAAATCTTGAGTCTGTAAAAGGTAATACAGAATCTTACCAAAAATTGGCTGACGAAATTGTCCAACTCTCTCAAAAAACCAATAAAACTGCAGCAGATAAGGAAAATCTCAAGAAAAAGATTGATGCTTTGAATGCCTCTGTTAGTGGCTTGAATCTAGTTTATGACAAAAATACCGATTCTTTGTCTCATAACAGCGACCAAATCAAAGCTCGTATCTCAGCGATGGAGGCAGAATCAACATGGGAGATATCTCAAAAAAATCTGCTTGATATCGAGAAGAAACGCGCTGAAATTGGCGAACAAATGAAATTGATTGCTGAACAACGCAAAAAATGGAATGAAGAGTCCAATGTCAGTGACAGCGCTAGAAAAGAAAAACTTCAAGAACTCAATGACAAGGAAACAGAGCTTAAAAATATTCAAACAGAATTGCAAACTGAGTACGAAAAAACCTCTCAAGTTCAACAGGCGGCATCTGAGGCAATGGCAACAGCTGCTGAAAATGGGTCTAATCGACAAGTTATATCATATGAAGGTATGTCTAAAGCTCAACAAAAAGCGGTTGATGACATGCGTACCAAATACAATGAGTTGCTTGAAACCACAACGAACATGTTTGATCAGATACAAATGAAGTCAGCTATCAGTGTTGATGAAATGATTGCAAATCTCCAAAAAAACCAAGAAGCGGTCAATAATTGGGCGACAAACCTCAATACACTAGCCGAACGCGGAGTAAATGAGGGGATTTTGGCTAAATTGCAACAGATGGGGCCTAAAGGTGGGCTGTACGTTCAAGAACTTGTCAACGCCTCAGATGAAAAATTGGCAACATTGAACGAAGTCTTTACTCAAGGTGGTGAGTCAGCTATGAATGGCTTAACTGCTGGTATGGATACTGGTGCTTTGGGTATCACAGACAAGATCAAGGGCATTGTACAAAGTCAAGTATCGAGTTTGCAAGAGGAAATTGCAGCTGCTGACTTCCCTGGAAAAGGGAAAAATATTCCTGAAGGCGTTGGTAATGGTATTAAAGCTGGAGCTAAAATTGCAAGTGAAGCTTCTAAAAACATGGCCAATGATATAAAAGAATCCTTTACAAGTGAAATGGACATCCATTCTCCATCCCGTGTATTTAACGAATATGGAGGTTTTATCACTACTGGGTTAGCTGAGGGGATAGATAAAGGTACCAATCAACCTGTATCATCTGTTACTAACTTAGCCAATCAAATTAAGAAACCATTTGATAGTTTGCAGAGTGATTTCACATACATTGGTGAAATGGCGATGTCTGGTCTTAATGCAGGGCTTTGGAGTGGTGCTGGTGCTGTTATGGAAACAGCAAATAGTATTGCTGCTCGTATCAAATCAACAATACAGAGTGCCTTGGATATCCATAGTCCATCTCGTGTTATGCGTGATGAAATCGGACGTTTTATTCCTCAAGGTATTGCTGTTGGTATTGAAGCAGATGCTGGCGTTGTTAAAAGTTCAATGTTGCGATTAAAAGACAGCATGATGATTGATGCTAGACCAGAAATTGCACTTGGTTTGAACAAGAAACTAGGCGCTCAAGTGACTGTTAAGCAAAGTAGTAAGCAGACAATAGCTGAGAAAATCAAGGTAACTATGGACAAGTCTAGCGAATTGTTGGAGAAAGCGCTAGATGTGGCAGAAACGGCTGTAAAACGCCCAGCTCAAATGGTTCTTGACGATGGAACTCTAGTAGCTAAAACAAGTGACAAGTTCGCTAGAGAGCAAGCTGAACAGCATAGAAGAGATAATAGAATGAGAGGAATATTAGTATGACAAAAATCATGACTTTCAACGGTGTTGATATG